ATCAAATGTCTGTGTGGGAAAACTTCCCTAATACTGCACGCGCCATGCTTTACATGGATTTGCTTAGCACTGCTAATAGAATGGACGCTGCACCGCAACGTCGTGGACCTTTCCGACCAGGCGGCGCCTCTGCAGTTCGTGGCTTACCCTTAGGCAATTTGAATTTACAGCCTGCAATTACAGCAGACTTATTGCGTGGGCCTGACATTCAACCTGTTCGCAACTTTATTCAACAAGTGCAAAATTTGCCAGGTGTTACACAAGAAGGCTTACGCACCGGTCTTATGGCGTTTGAGCAAATGGACCCCAGCTTTAAGATTTCAAAAGAGAACTTTGTTAAAGAGTTATTGCCTTCAAGCTATGACATTGTTGACTTAAAAGGCGCAGCACAAGACAATCAGCATGTTATAGATCAAGCTGAAGAAGACTTTAATGATGACCCCTCGCCTATTGGTAAAGTAATAGGTCTTGAAGGTCGAGAGCTTGAGGCATGGTCAAGCGCTGTTTTACAGCATGTCAATGACTTTGATTCATTTCCTAAGCCTGTTAAAAAGGCATTGGCAAAGCAAGGTATTGAAAATGCTAAAGACTATGAAACGCAATACGATGATGCGTATCGTGAAGCAATTGAAAACTTCGTACAAGACTACAACGAGTACAATTTTAGAAGCGATGATGAAAGTGGTTACACATATGCAAACGTTCAGCGTTTGGTTGAACCCGATATGGGCAATCAATATGGCGAGTTTGGTGTAGCACATCCAGATCAGCAAGGCACGTATCACCATTTTGATCTTGCGCCTGAAGGCGTTATCGGGCACTTTAGAGGCACATACAATCCGGCAGATCCTATAGTAATAGATGTTGCGGATTTTCCGCCTTCTTCTAAGCGTCGTAAGCTAGAAAACCAGACTTTTGAGACAAAACCTAACAGTTACGTGATTGAAGAAATTCAGTCTGACGCGCAAAAGATTGCGGCACAAACAGGGCATTTGCATCAAGTTCATGGCGTGCTTTTTAAAGCCGCAATTCAAAAAGCATTGGAACTAGGCGCAACAACAGTATATTTGCCAACTGCGTCTGTAATTGCCTCTTCTCGAGATCCATTTGATAACAACGGCCAATACATACAGCATGCTCAGCATGTAAAGAAGTTTGCACCCATATATGATCAGGCCATTGTCAAGGAAGGTCTTAAGCCTTTGCTTAAGATTCCCGGTGTTACGTCTACAATGGTTAATGGCTATCATGAGATTAGTTTTACGCCTGAAGCTATTGAACGCATTTTATATGGGCAGGGTCAAGCAGTTCCAGGCTACAAAGACGGTGGCCAAGTAAGTTACCCATCAGCTGTAAATGCAAGGCATGAAGCCATAACTCGTGCTCAGGAGATGTACCCTAACACGCAGGGGCAAGATGACCAAGCCGACGTTGCCAGACATATGCTGGCTTCTGGCTACATATCACAGGCTTTTGGCCCCACTGTTGCCAAGAGCTTAGGCTACTTGCATGAGTTTAAAGAGGCGCCTTTTAGAACAGCAGGTAGTTGGCTTGGACTTTCCAAGCCCCGCTATGACTATGAAATGGACGTGCACAATAACGCACTTGGAGCTGACTTGGCGCAGAAAGCCAAAGATAGGTTCGAGTTTGAGAAAATGGTGCAACAGTCCATACAGCAAGGCACCACCAGTACGCAACCCGGTCGAGCTCGCCTTATGACTCCAGATCAAGCAAAAGTAGGCCGTGAAGCGCTTAAGTACGCAAATGGTGGTACAGTATCAAACAAAGACAAGATCGCAGTTTTACTTCGGAGTAAATAATGGCTACAGAGATGCCGATTCCTCAAGACTTTGGACGATATGTAGGCCCTATTTCGGAGGGCTCCAGCCCCGAGGCCGATGAGTCTATCTTTGAAATTGTGGAGGGTGAAGAGCCAGAAGTTGAGGAACTGCCTGACGGGTCGGCCGTTGTTCGTGATAAAAGCAGTAATGGCCCAGAAGATGATCCTAAGTTCTATGGCAACTTGGCCGAGGAAATGGATAGTTGGGAGCTGGACAAGATAGCTCTTAAGTACTTGGACTTGATTGAGAAGGACAAGGATGCTCGATCGGAGAGAGACAAGCAATATGAGGAAGGCATCCGACGCACGGGATTGGGCCATGACGCGCCTGGTGGAGCGCAGTTCCAAGGCGCCAGCAAAGTTGTACACCCTGTCATGGCAGAGGCGTGCGTGGATTTCGCCAGCCGCGCCATCAAAGAGCTCTTTCCTCCTGACGGGCCAGTCAAAACCAAGATCATGGGCGAAGTCACGGAGTATAAGACAGAAAAGGCTGAGCGAAAACGCGACTTCATGAACTGGCAGCTCACCGAGCAGATTGAAGAGTATAGGGATGAGCAGGAGCAGATGCTGACGCAGCTGCCCCTTGGTGGCTCTCAATATCTCAAGCTTTGGTGGGATGAGGACAAGAAACGACCTTCCGCTGAGTTCATTCCCATTGACAACATTTACCTACCTTTTGCTGCAGCGAACTTCTACACTGCCAGCCGCGTGACTGAGGTCCAAGACATTACGCAGGAGATGTTTGAGTTGCGAATGGCCACGGGCTTGTACCGTGATGTAGACGTCTTTAGAGTTAGTGAAGAGCCTGACCAGACCAAGTCAGAAAAAGCCAATGATAAGGTTGAAGGCAAGAAAAGTAGCGCTGAGAACATTGATGGCATCCGCCGCGTCTATCACATTCAAACTTGGATGAATGTTGATGATGATAAGTTTACAGGTGGTGATAGAGCTCCTTACGTGTTGATGATTGATGAGACTCAGCGTGCCGTGCTGGGCCTATATCGCAACTGGGAGAAAGACGATGAGACTAAAGCCAAGCTCGATCACATCGTTGAATTCAAATTCATCCCATGGCGAGGCGCCTACGCCATTGGTTTGCCTCATCTCATTGGCGGTCTTGCTGCCGCTCTCACTGGTAGCTTGCGTGCTCTGCTTGATTCTGCTCACATTAACAACGCCCCAACTATGTTGAAGCTGAAGGGCGCCAAGATTTCTGGTCAAACCACGAGCATTGAGCCGACGCAGGTTGCAGAAATTGAGGGCGCTCCTGGTGTGGATGATGTTCGTAAAATCGCCATGCCGGTCCCCTTTAATCCCCCCTCGGCTATTTTGTTCCAGTTGCTAGGCTGGTTGACCGATCAGGCTAAGGGTGTGGTGACTACCAGCGAAGAGAAGATTGCCGATGTGACCAGCAATGCGCCGGTTGGCACTACGCAAGCTTTGATTGAGCAAGGCGCTGCAGTATTCTCATCCATCCATGCTCGACTTCATGCCAGCCAAGCTCGTGTGCTTAAGATTTTGGCACGCCTGAACCGTTGGTATTTGGATGAGCAACCTAAGAATGAGATTGTTAAAGATCTTGAGATCAGCAAAGAGGATTTTGAAAGCAACACCGACATTATTCCGGTGTCTGACCCTCATATCTTTTCTGAAACTCAACGTTACGCGCAGATTCAAACCTTGGCTGCACGTGCTCAAGCCAACCCTGACCTATATAACCGGTTGGCAGTTGAAAAGCGTATCCTCAAGCAGATCAAATTGCCTGATGTCAATGACGTTTTGCCTGACCCGCAAGACGTTAAGAACATGAATCCGGCGTTGGAGAATGTCTCCATGGCTCTCGGCAAACCCGCCGGTGCCTACCCTGACCAAGATCATGTAGCTCATATGCTGGCGCACCTTGGCTATGGCCTTGACCCTCTGCTTGGAGCCAACCCTATCATTGCGCCGATCTTCATTCCGCAATGTTTGGAGCACGTCAAGCAGCATTTGAACCTTTGGTATTTGAGCCAAGTGGATGCTTATGCATCAACCGCGCTGAAAAAGCCCATCGATTTGATGAAAGTGCAGCCAATTCCACAAGAAGCGCAAAAACTGATTGCTGCAAGCACTCAGCATGTGCATCAAGACAGCCAGCAGCAGTTTGGCGAGATTGGAAAAGTCATTATGGGCATGCTTCAGCAGCTTCAGCAGATGCGCCAGCAGAATCAACAGTATGACCCGAACGTCCAAGCACTGGTTCAAGCACAAATGGCCGAGACGCAGCGCAAAGCATTGAAAGATCAAGGCGATTTGAAGTTGGATGCGCAGGCTTTGCAGTCCAAAAACACCTATGAAACACAGAAATTGCAGAACGAAATGGTTCGCAATACCGAGGATAACCTTACTGAAGAACGAATCAAGGCAGCAGAGGTCACTCATGATGCCGCCCGATTGCAGCATGAGCAACTGCAAACGGTCTTGGAAGCTCAAAATCAGGCGCAAGCCAACATTGGAGGACAACCAAATGTCTGATGACTTCATTAATATGCATAAGCGCATTGCCATGGGCCAGCCTGGTGCTGAGACTCACCTGAAAAAGGGCGGCAAAGTTCATAAGTATGCCAAGGGCGGCTCCGTCAAGGGCATTGATGGCAACATTTTGAGCTCGGCACAAAAACAACCGTTGCCTAAACCTACTCCTCATGCTATTGCCACCATGAAACGTGGTGGCTCGGCAATGAAAAGGTCATCTGGTCGGGGGCGTTAATGCGCGTCACTGATCTCGTCGGTCGAATCAAAGCCGAGCAGGCTCAAATTACCACGGTGCTGCAGGCAGGCACTCCAGTCAATTTTGAGTCCTATCAGCGATTGGTCGGCCATTACCAGGGCTTGGATGAAGCTCTGTCTATCATCAACCAACTGTTAGAAGAGGATGAAAAAGATGTCGAATGACGTCGTAGAACAAACGCTGGAAGAAGCGTTTCCGGAAGTAGATCCTATGATGGCACCTTATGGTGCTAGAGTACTGGTCCAGCTTCGAGCTGTGAAAGAAAAAGTCACTTCTATGGGCATTGTCCTACCTGAAGAGACTAAGGAGACCGAGAAATGGAACACCATGATCGGTAAAGTCATCGCAATTGGCCCTCTTGCCTTCAAAAAGCGTGAGAGTATGGAGCCTTGGCCCGAAGGGTCATGGGCTCAAGTCGGTGACTACGTACGAGTTCCTAAGTGGGGTGGCGACCGCTGGGAAGTTGACTTTAAAGACACGAGCGGGCTGAACGGCAAAGCTTTGTTCACGTTCTTTAATGACCATGAACTCATTGGCAAGGTTACGGGCGATCCGCGCGCAATTCGAGCCTTTGTCTAAAAGTTTTGGAGAAAACTTATGAACCAAACTGATAAACTTGAACTTCAAGTTGCTGAAAATCAGGACGGATCGGCTGTTGTTCAGCTCCCGCCCGGTGAAGTTGAGGATACTCAACAAGAAGAGCAACAAATTGATGATCGTGATGACGAGCCGCGAGGCAGTCAAACACAAGATCAAGACATTGACCCAGAGCGTGAAGCAATTCGTCAAGCTCGACGTGAAGAGCGTCAGCTTAAAAAGCAATTGCATCGTGAACGTGCTAGAGAGTCTAATCATCTTATCAATGCTTTGCGCAAACAGAACCAGGAAATGGCCGAGCGTATTGCTTTGATTGAGAAGCGGACTTCTGGTGCTGAATTAGCACGTGTTGATAAAGCTATTGAAGATGCTAACGTGCAAGTTGAGTACGCTAAGCTGAAAATGGCAGACGCGTTAAACTCACGTAATGGTGTTGAGCATGCCAAAGCGCAAGAAGCATGGTTTGAGGCTCGTCGCAAGCTTGAGTCTTTGCAAGCCATGAAAGAAGCTGCAGCTAAGCAGTCTCAGCAACCTGCGCAAAGCTTACCTGACCCTATCATCAAAGATATGGCCACCAGATGGATGGAGCGCAATCCCTGGTATGATCCCCAGGGGCAAAACATTGAATCCACCATTGCCCAAAAGCTTGATCACCAGCTTCATTCTGAGGGCTTTGACCCCACTACTGAAGACTATTGGGAAGAGCTGGATGAACGGCTTAAAAAATATGTACCACAATCTCAAAATTCGGGGTACAATGCCCGTACGAGTCAACCTGAAAGGCGACGATCTACCATGACAGGCTCAGGCCGCGATAGTATGCCAGCGCAAAAGCCGGGAGAGTTTATTCTCTCACCCGACCGCGTCGCTGCTATGAAAGAAGCAGGCTTGTGGGATAACCCCCAACTTCGTCAAAAGGCAATCGATAAGTATCGTGCCTGGGATCGTCAAAACCGGAATCAGAGGAGCTAATCATGGATGACCAACGTTTGAAAAAGAATTTGCGTTCAGGCCGCGAATCGCGCGGTGAAGAAGACCTGCAGCGTCGTGCGCCTGAAGAGCATATGGTTTCTTCCGAGGAGCGTCGTAGGATGTTCCGCTCGGAGTGGCTGCAAGAGGCACTTCCGAAACCGCCGGAAATTCCCGGCTTCCACCTGTGCTGGCTCTCTACGACCAACCAGTACGACCCAATCCACAAACGTCTACGCATGGGCTATGAACCTGTAAAAGCCAGTGAACTTCCCGGCTTTGAAAATTACAGAGTTAAGTCTGGCGAAATGGAGGGTTTCATTTCCTGCAATGAGATGGTGCTGTATAAGATACCCATGGATATCTACCAAGACATCATGGCTGAAATGCATCACTATGCTCCCCTTGATGAACAAGAGAAAATCAAAGTTCAACAAGAGCAGTTGATTGAAAACTCTCGCGACAGTCGTGGCAAGTCGCTGATTACCGTCGAAGGAAACAGCTCAGACTTTGACCGAAACTTGAAAGCACCAACTTTCTAAGGAGCATAAGACTATGTCTGCTACTTCCGCTCCGTTCGGCCTGCGCCCTGCATATTTCCCCACAGGGTTGGAACGTGCACAAGCGCTAGCCAACGGTATCACCTCGGGCTATGGCAGCAACATCCTCAAAGGACAAGCTGTTCAGTATAGCCCCAACGCAGGTGTTATTCTCCCCGTCGTCGACACCAGCACCAACAGCGGCAACGTTGCTGGCGCTTTTGCCGGCGTTGAGTGGACGGATACCACCGGTCGTCGTCGCGTTAGCAACTACTGGCCTGCCAATACTTCTGGCACCAGCATCGTGGCTTATTTCTACAATGATCAGCAGATCGTGTATGAAATTCAAGCCGATGGCTCGATTGCGCAAACCGCAATTGGCAACGAAGCTAATTTCTCTAACTTCACTGCGGGTTCCACTACCACTGGCCTGTCGCAGATGACCCTGAGCTCCACCTTGGTTGGCTCTGGTTCTACTGGGCAAGTTCGTATTGTGGACATCGCACCTTACCCGGACAACGCTTGGGGAGATGCATACACCATTGTGCGTGTGCAAATCAGCAAGCCTCAGTTTGTCCCTGGTAATGCAGCCATTTAAGGAGGGATAAGCTATGGCAGCCCCGATGCGGTCAACAGACTTTAGAAGTATTGTTGAACCTATTCTCAATGAAGCCTTTGATGGCGTGTATGACCAACGTTCGGATGAATGGTCTACTGTTTTCCGTGAACAGCAAGGCATTCCCCGTAATTACCATGAAGAGCCGGTCCTGTACGGATTCGGTGCAGCTCCCCAGCTGCCCGACGGTTCGCCCGTCACCTATCAACAAGGTGGCGTGCTCTTCCTCCAACGCTATGTCTACCAAGTGTATGGCCTGGCGTTTGCACTGACCAAAGTGCTGGTGGAAGATGGCGACCACATCCGCATTGGTCAGGTTTACGCCAAGCACTTGGCTCAATCTCTGGTTGAGACCAAGGAACTCTTGTGCGCAAACATTCTGAACCGCGCCTTCAACAGTGCCTACACCGGCGGTGATGGTGTCTCCTTGGTGAGCACCTCGCATCCCATCGTGAACGGCAACGTGTCCAACCAGCTGAACACCGCAGCTAACCTGTCGCAGACTTCTCTGGAACAGATGTTGATTCAAGTGCGTCAAGCAGTTGACAACAACGGCAAGAAGATTCGTCTGCAACCGGTCAAGCTGGTCGTTGCTCCTGGCAACGTGTTCCAAGCTGAGGTCCTGCTGAAGTCTGTGCTGCGTACCGGCACCGCCAACAACGACATCAACCCGATCAAGTCGATCGGTTTGCTGCCTGAAGGCGCTACCGTGATCAGCCGTTTGACTTCTGCCACCAACTGGTGGGTGCAGACCGACGCACCGGAAGGCATGAAGCTGATGATGCGCCGCGCTTTGGAGAAAACCATGGAAGGCGACTTCGAAACCGATAGCATGCGCTATAAGGCTACGGAGCGTTACATCCCCGGTTGGACCGACTGGCGCGCCGTGTACGGCACCCCCGGCGTCTAAACGTCAACATGGCTTTGCTGGGGTGCCATTAAACCCCAGCACTACTTTTGACAAGCTTTTCAAGGAGAAGTCAAATGCCTCAATTTAGTGATGATCTATTCCTGGGCTCTGCTCAGACTTACATGGGTGTTAACACCAACTCAGCGCTTGGTGATCCTGCGCCGATGGATTTGGGTGTTGGCCCGCTTGGTCGTATTTATGTGTGGGACACCGTGCCTGCTGCTAAAGCGACAAACAACCTAGCAACTGCTAGTGTTTATACTTCTTCAATTACGTTGACTGCCGGCGCTGGTGTCACGTTGACAACCAATGCTGCAGGCACCACTGTGTATCAGTTGGATGTGCCTCGTGCAGTTGCTGTTACGCTTGGTGCTGGTAGCCCCACCACTCGTAACGTAACAATCACTGGGTTTGACTACTATGGTCAAGCCATGAGTGAAGTTATTGCAACTGGTACTACGCAATCCACCACCGTGAATGGCAAGAAAGCGTTCTTCCAGATCACTGGCGCAACTATCTCCGGCAGCCCGGTTGTTACCGTTGCTTTAGGCACGACTGACATTCTTGGTTTGCCTGTTCGCGTAACTAATGCAGGTTACATAGCTCATACAGGTTGGGATAATACCTTGGCTGCTGATGCTGGTACTTTTGTTGCTGCCGTTACCACCACTGCAACTACAACCACTGGCGACGTGCGCGGTACCTATGTGCCTTCTAGCGCAACTGATGGCGCCAAGCGATTGGTTGTAGGTATCTTACTGCCGGCTTTGGCATGTGGTCCTAACTCGACTCGTGCTGGCGCTTTGGGTGTAAATCAAAACCTTGCGTCATAATAGGAGGCTGACATGGCAACTAGTTTCAAGCGTGAAGTCAAAATGAAAACCACTGAGCCCTCAGTGGATGAAGTGGGTAAAGGCATGAAGCGTGGCGGACACGCCAAGCATAAAGCTGATGGGGGTATGGCAATGATGGCACGCCCGGGCCCTGCTCTGGCGCGTCAAGCCATGCGTCCTACTATTCGCAAACCTGCAATGCCTATCATGCGCAAAGAAGGTGGTGAGACCAAAGCCATGCATGCGGCTGAGATGAAAAAAATGAGCAAAGTTGAGCATGAGCTCAAGTCTCATGAGTCTAAGCCTGCAAGCAAAGCACACCATGGCCTGAAAAAAGGCGGCACTGTTGAGCGTGTAGTACCCGGTGGTTTGCTGCCTGGTGTAACCAAAGTGCATGGCTCCGGTGTTACCGGTGGCGTTCGTAGTCCTGGCTACAAAAAAGGTGGCGGCGTAGGTCCCTATGTCAACACCAAAGTTGTGGATGACGCCAAAGGCAATGCTGTCAAGAAAAAAGGCACCGGTGGCGTTGAGGCTCCTGGCTACAAAAAAGGTGGCTCTATTGCTGCATATGCCAAGACCAAAATGCATGATGACGCATCTGGCCACGCTGTTAAGAAAAAAGGCACCGGCTCACTTGAACTTTCAAAGTTCAAAGATGGCGGACACGTTGCTATGAGTTGCCATTCAACTGGCGGCTTTACAGCAAACAAGAAAATGTCTAAGTGCTAAATAAAATGAGGGGCTTAGGCCCCTCATTTTTAAGAGGACAACATGAAAGTTCAAACCATCTCTTATGACGCTGTGGATGATGTAGGTTCCAGCTCGCCGTTGGTAATGAACACCAACTGCACACCTTTTAACGTCGGTTTTGGCGTAGTGGTGACTAGCACTGTTAACTACACAGTCCAGCATACGTTTGACGATCCGGCCTTAGGATTTGGCGGTAGCACCAAATGGTTCGATCATCCAACTGTTGCCAATGTTGCTGATGACCAAGATGGCAACTACGCTTTTCCTGTCACTGCCATTCGCATCACAGTTAATTCTGGTGGTGGGTCTGTGACCATGAACGTGGTTCAAGCAGGGATTGCGTAATTATGCCTTACGTTGGTGGACCTGGTGTTGCCAACCAAGCACAAACAACGCCTGGTTGCGCATTAGGCGTTGTTGCTGACGCCAATAATGGCTATGGCAATGATGTAGGTGGTACTGGAGTAGTTGATACCTATTCTTGCGTAGTGCCACCTGTTCCACCCGCAACCTGTTTTATTTTGATGGAAGATTCTGGCTATGTGCTAGAACAAGATGATGTAAGCAAAATTCAGTTGGAGGTCTGCTAATGGCTGATACTAAGATTTCCGCAATGCCATCAGCGGCAACTCTTGATGGCTCAGAGATTACGCCAATTGTTCAGTCAGGTGTGAACAAACAAGTCACAACTGCCAACTATGTTGCGCAGGTCTTGAACGTCAATCCCGTGTTGACAACCCAAGGTGGTACAAACATCACCTCGTACACGCTTGGCGACACCTTGTATTCCTCTGCAACAGACACTTTGGCAAAGCTGGCCGGTAACACGACCACAACGCAAAAGTTTTTGGCGCAAACTGGAACTGGAACTGCTTCAGCCGCTCCAGCATGGACTGCATTGAGTTACTCTTCAATCAATGCGGGGCATGGGATGTTTGTCAGCACTGCCAACCAAGCCAATGGTGGGGCAACAACAGCAAACTTGGTTGCACTGGATACGCAAATCGTGACTGCGGCTGGCATGAGCAATACTGCTGGGGTGATCACATTCACCAAGGCTGGCATTTATCAAATCATTGCTGAGTTGGCTTTTACATCTACTGCTGGTGCAAATCCATCAATCAGCCAGTGGATGACTCAAAACGGTTCAAACATCGCCAACACAACGCAAGATTTTCAGTTGCTTGGTGGTGCAAATACAGTGCAATTCAGCACCTGTGTATGGCACATCAATGCGGCAGTAAATGACACATTTTCTGTCTACTGGTCTTGTTCAGACACTCGTGTAAGTCTTGCTTACCAAGGTGTGCTGACAAACCCAGCAAGACCTGCATCTCCAAGTGCTTTACTTTCAATCACTCAAGTGGGGTAATGCATGCCTTTAGTCAAATCTACTTCTAAAAAAGCGTTTGGTGAAAACATTAAACGTGAGATTGCTGCAGGTAAGCCTCAAAAACAAGCTGTGGCAATTGCTTACTCTGTTAAGCGGTCTGCTGCTGAGAAGCATAAAGATGGTGGCAAACCTGGGCTATACGCCAACATCCACGCCAAGCAAGAGCGTATCAAGCATGGCTCAGGTGAAAAGATGCGCAAGCCTGGAAGCAAGGGTGCACCTACTGCTGCCGATTTTAAAGCAGCTGCAAAAACAGCCAAAATGAAAGCAGGTGGCGATCCCAAGTTGTCTGTTTCTCGTGGTGAGAAGTTACCTACAAATCGTGGTGCAGGCCTTACTGAGAAGGGCAGGCAAAAATTTAATCGCGCTACTGGTGCTAACCTCAAAGCGCCTGCGCCACATCCAAAAACTAAAGCCGACAAGGGTAGAAAAGATAGCTTTTGTGCTAGAATGTCTGGTATGCCTGGGCCTAAGTACGATGAGCATGGCAATCTCACTCGTAAGGCCGCAAGTCTAAAACGTTGGAACTGTCCTGGGTGGTAAACCATGTCAACTAGTGGAACGGTTGGTCAAACAGTCATTTCAGTGCAAAAACTGATTGACCACGGTGCTCGTCGTGCTGGAAAATTGGCTGAAGAGCTTACTGATGAGCAAGTTTTGGCCGCAAAAGATAGTCTTTACTATCTTTTGTCCAATATGGCCAATCGTGGCATCCAATACTGGTGCATTGTCAAAAATGTCTTTGGCATGATACCAGACAAGCAAACTTTCTACATGCCTGTAGGCACTGTGGATGTTTTGAATGCCAACTATCGCACGTTAACTGCAAATAATACAGGCGCTTATTCCACTTCTGGTGACGCGTTGGTTGCTTTTAATGGTATAGGCGATGAAATTTGTCAACTTGGGACCAATACTGGTGCAATTGGCATCAACAATGGCCTAAATAACCCCATTTACATTGCCACAATAGGCATTTTGCCAGGTCTTACGGGCACTGTAACTGTAGAATTGCAGTACTCTATTGACTCTATAACGTGGTATACCATGGAAGCCCCTGGCGCAGTGGCTTGGGAAGAGAATGTGTGGATCTATTATGATTTCCAAGCAGGTATGTCAGCACCCTTTTGGCGTGTTAAGCAGATTGCAGGCCCCAATATGGCCCTTAGACAAGTAGTCTTTGGTAGCAATCCTAACGAGATTCCTATGGCGCGGCTTAACCGTGATGACTATGTCAACTTGCCTAATAAAAACTTCACCAATAACTACCCTTTGCAGTATTGGTTTGACCGCAACATTCCTCAGCCGGCCATGTACGTATGGCCTGTGCCTAACTCTATCAACCCTCAGATCATTGCTTGGTGCCATCGACAAATTCAGGATGTAGGTGATCTATCAGGTGAGATTGAAGTGCCTCAGAGATGGTATCTGGCCATTCAAAACATGTTGGCGCATCAAATGGCTATGGAACTCCCCAATGTACCTACTGAGCGAATTGCGTATTGTGAAGCGCAATCCGAGAAGTATTGGGCAATGGCTGAACAAGAAGAGCGTGATAAGTCGCCTATCTACTTTGCGCCTAACATTTCGCCATACACAAGATGAGCAAATGGCTTGACACACGCGGCAACACAACGTTAAGCATTGCAATTTGCGATCGTTGTAAGATGAAGCGTGCCTATGACTTCTTGGTCAATGACATCAATTACCCTGGCTTAAGAGTATGTCAAGATACTTGCGCTGATCAAAAAGACCCGTATCGTTTGCCCGCACGGCAAACAGAGAAGATTTCTTTACGCTTTCCCAGGCCTGATGCTGACATTGCAGTGTATGGCAATTCACTTGCAACTGACCCCAATATCTTTAACAACGTTGATCCGGTAACAGCACCTACGCCTACTCCAGGTGAGTATGGCATTGCGCCTGAATCCAGCAATGACGATAAAGATGGTAACCTTAACACGTTGAGCCCGTGACATGGCAGATGTACGAATCTCGCAACTTCCACCTGCACCCATGGCTCTTACTGGTGCTGAGTTGGTGCCTATTGTGCAAGATGGGCAAACTGTACGCACTACCATCACTGAGCTTGTTAGCAGCCCCGTTTTAAATCAAACTTTTTTAACTGTCAATTATGAGTCAACGCTGCCTAATAGTAGATACTTTTCTACTGATAGCAATTTAAGTTTGACTGATGGTGGCGCGCAATCATTTTATCGCATTAACTTGACAGGCGCTGCGGCGTCTTTAAACCTTGCTAATTTAGGGATTGTTGCTAAGACAGATGCTACAACAATTACAAGTCGCACACTTACAACTTCTGGTGCAGGTTTATCAGTTACTGATGGCGATGGCATTGCTGGTAATCCTACTTTTGCGTTAACAGGCATTGCTGCTGGCATTGCTAATTTGTCTGGCACTGGGCTATTAGCAGTTGTAGGAGGCTCTTCTGCTGGGCTTCGTACTTTGCAAGGCACGGCAAACCAAATTGCCATCACTAATGGCAATGGCGCGTCTGATCCTGCAATTGGTTTGGCGTCCAATCCTATCATTCCTGGCAATGCGTCACTCACAGTTCCGGTAGGGTCAACAGCGCAAAGATCTGTTGGTGCTAATGGCGAAATTCGTTTTAACTCTGACACATTGCAATACGAGGGCTACGCAAATGGTGCGTGGCAGCCATTTAGCACTGCAGGCGGCGTTACTTCATTTAGTGCAGGCACCACAGGATTATTGCCTTCTTCATCAACAACAGGGCCTATAGTTCTTAGTGGTGTGCTTAATGCTGCTAATGGCGGCACAGGTGCAACAACACTAACTGGGTATGTTAAAGGTAATGGCACTGCAGCAATGAGCGCATCAGCAACTGTGCCTACTACTGATTTGTCAGGCACAATTAGCAATGCGCAATTGGCCAATAGTACTGTTACATTTAATGGCGTAGTGGTAAGTTTAGGTGGCTCTGGCACTATTCCTATTACACTGTCAAGCCCTTTGACAATTGGCACGGGCCTGTCTGGTGGCAGTTATGATGGCTCTGCGCCTGTCACGATTGCCATTGATTCGACTGTTGCAACCCTGACTGGTTCACAAATCCTGACCAATAAGACCATCAGCGGTTCAAGCAATACGCTTTCCAACATTGGGAACAGTTCGCTTACCAATTCATCGATCACCATCAATGGAACGACTGTTTCTTTGGGTGGTTCTGCGACTATTGCATCTACCACGACAAACAGTCTGACCTTTAACAATGGTGGCTCTGGTGCGGCATCTGGAACCGCTTTTGATGGTTCGACTGCTTACACCATCTCCTACAACACGGTTGGAGCCTCTCCATTGGCTGG